TTTAATTTGTCCATGCCAGAGGCAGGCTTGCCCCCGCCCAATTGCTCTAGCTGTTGGCGCAACCGTTCGATTCCAGTCGATGCGTTATCGACCAGCGTTACCGTCAGTTTTAATTCCTCAAACTCTGATGGCATCAGGTCACTCGGAATCGGCTTCGGCTTCCGCGCGCATGATGCGGGCGAGTTGCCCCGTTCGCATCAGGTGCAGACGCACGTCGCTTAACGGCATGTTGAGGAAATATTCGGGGGCTTGGTGATACCAGCGGGCGAGCCGGTAGCAGTCCAGAATGATATCTTCGTCCGCGCCTACCAAGACCGAAGATCGGGAAGAAAAAAACCGCGCAACCTGTAGGCACACGAATTCCAGTCTCGCGGGTCCATGTTCTCAAGCAACGGCGGGAGAATTCCGCAGAGAGCGGCCATGATGAAAGTCATCTTGCGCTCCTCAATCAGAACGTCGCCTTCCTGATTGATCCGGCATGGGTTGCCGTAGCGGTTGATATCGCCGCCCCGTGGCTCGCGGAACGACAACTCGGTGACGTGGTTGCCGTTGTTGTCGCGCACATTTTTCGAGTACCTGAGAGTCACGATGATCGGCCACGTCTCGGCCAATGGCGTGTCGTCGTCTTTCTCCGCAGGCGATGGCGCGATCTCAGGCTGCGGCATTTTCCGCATAGCTTCCTGGCCGACGATCTCAGCCGGTTGGTCCTCAATGAACCCTTCGCGTCGTGGCGTATCGTTCATGGTTATGCTTCCTTAGTGTTGTTGTTGATCGCTTTAGAGCGTGATTTCCTCGCACGTGATTCCTTCCCAACGCACGCGCACTTGACCGTCGCGGGTGTTGGCTTCGAAGCCGCCTTTGCACACCGCTGCGGTCAACGTGTATTGCATGTTGTTGGCGAGTTGCGCGACAACGGTCACGTTGGTTTCCGACTCCAAGTCATCCAACGAGAGCCCTGGAACCGTTGATATGTCGGCCTCGATGTAGGGCACGCGTGGCAATTCTTGGTAGCCGTGGACTCCATCCTGGCCAGCAAGCATGTTGCGCTCGACTGCGGACGGAGAGACGGTGAAATTGCCGCGCAAGGCGAGCATGTTCCCGTCGATTTTCAGAAAGGCAATTCCAGCGATTCTTTGCGCCATGACTCATTCTCCTGATGCGGGATTGAACGCGACCGAGCGGCGCGAACGCCGCCCGGTTATTTGTTGTTGATGGTTACAGTCCAGACGCCGCGTTGAACGGGGCGGGCGACTGACCGATGATCTCGGTGTCCACGCCTCTGTCGTACTGGAGTCTAAATTGATTCAAAACGGCAAAAATCCGAAGCTGATTTATGATGTCTGGCGGGTACAGCACATTGCACCGGTTCGGATTGTTTGGATCGCGCTCCACCAACAAGTGCGCTTTGAATTGCTGCGTGTTCTCGACCAGGCCGTTGAATTCATCCTGGCGATATTCAGCAACAAGTTCGGCTTTGATGATGCCGGGAGTAACAATTGCTTGGCCCGGACCAAACCGAGTCCCATCATCCGCAAGTTTGCTGCGCGGGAATTTGCTGGTGATCGCTTGACGCTGATTCCGCATCAGCTTCGCCAGCGTCGCGAGCGTGGTCACCAACTCGTAGGCATCGTCCGTGTTTCCGTAGAGGTTGAGTTGGTAGGTGGTCTGTTCTCGGGCGATCATCGGCTGATTGTCTGATCCGCCTTTCTGAATCGCGAGCCCGGTTGAGGCCAGCGAATTCAACTCCACGAAATCAAACCGTTGATGATGCGGAGCCAGCTTGATCAGATTGAGCGAGAGCGCTTGCAGCGGACGCGCCGGATCGTTGATCAGCGCCCGTTGAGCTTTCGCACAGTACGCCGCTGCCCATTCGAACGCGGGCGACGGGCTGTGTTGCTCGAACGCCATGATCGAGATCACGCCGCTGTTGTTCGTCTCGCCGAACAGCAACAAGTCGGCGTAGGTGCCACGCTTGGCCCCAAAGTAATGGCCGAAAAGCTGGCGCGCCCAGCCCCAACGCCCCGTGTCGGTGAATCCGAATTCTTGATCGAATTCAAACAGCGTGTTGGAGTCGGACCACGGCGAGCAAACGTACTCATACGGCTCGTCGCCCATATTCAGGATCGCGTTGTTGATGTTCGGCGTACCGACGCCGCCAGTCAGGAAGCCAGTCCCCGGCAACAAGATGCCGAGCCCAACCGGAGTTTGCTGACCGCCGCGACTGCCGTAGTAGTTCAACGACACCTGAATTTCGTTGCCGCCGACGCCCTTCCAATTACAGGTCATCGTCACGACTCCGGTCGCCGCCGTCGCCGACACCGCAATGTTGTCGGTGTTGTTGATCTCCTCGGCGATGGCATCTGCGATGTCGTCAACCGTGTCGGTCGATAGAATGTTGACCGGCACATACTCGCCGCCGACATACAGGTGCAGCGTTCCAGCATTCGACGGCGGCGCGGTGATCGTGAGAGCCGCAGTCGCGGCGGTGCCGCTCGTGGGCTGGATGATTCCGCAGCCCCAAACCTCGTTGGCGAAATTATTTCCGTAGAAGGCTTTGAACATCCGCGCCAACTCGCTGCCTTCGCCGAACCACTGATTCGCCTGCGCTTGCGAGCCAATCGGAATCGGTACGTCGGGCACGGCGAGTCCGCCGCCCGGATTGTTCGCCCAGGTCAGCGTGAACGTCGCATTCAGGCCGTTGCCGCTGGTATCGACTTGCGCCTGCGGACCAGTCGGCGGAATGACGGCGCTGCCTCCGTCGATGATCGACACCGTAGCAATCGCATCGACGGTGATCGTTTCGACTTTCAGCACAACGCCATTGTCGAGCGTCACCGTGTCATCGACCGCATAGCCGGTGCCAGGTGTGGCGATGGCGGCGGCGGTCGCCGTGTTGATCGGCCCGAGCATCGTTCCAAACAAAAGCGCTCGGAGATTGATGGACGGTAGGCCCGCCATCGAGGGATCGACTTCGACCCAATACAGCGGGACTTTGATGTTCTGCGGGATGTTGGCAAAACTGATAGGCATGGTGGTCGTTCCTTTTCGTGATGTTGTTGATCAGACGTGCGCCATCGTCCGCCAAGCATCACGCTAGGCGGCAAGAGTCGGATCGACTCTCGACTTGAAGCGGAGTTAAGCGCTAGGCGGGTGCTTGGCTGCGCGGACGACCGCTGAGATTGGTCGCCTCAGATTTGCTGATCGGTGCATCAGCTTTTGCTTCCTGTTTTTTCGCTTCTATCTTCACGCTGCCGTCGCGCAGACGCCGTTGCGTGAATCGGTCGTTCGGCCATTCGATGCTGCCCTTAGACCGAAACTTGGTGCCGTTCGGGTGTTTCAACACGCCGCGCAATGCTTCACTCGCTGGCACGATGCGGAGTCCGCCGCCGTGCTCGGCGCGCGTGTCTTTCAGAATTTGCAAGCGCCGCTGCCGACGCTTGTTGCGCATGTGCTCGGGGGCCTTTTCCTGCGGCCCGCGATTCACGGTGCTTCGAACATCAACCATTGTCATCGTCCTTTTCGGTTTGAGTCGCGTCTTGGCCTGCTAGTTCCTGATCGAGCGGTGCCGCTTCAAACAGATAGTGCGCCTTGACTTGTGGCCGCTGATCCATTTCGGCTTGCGTGTCGCCAGCTTTGACGCCGGTTGACACGTCGATCTCCAACAAGTCATCGGTGACAATCGGCGGCCAGTAAGTGCGGAACGTGCACGAGATCTCGTAACGCAATTCGGCGATAGGCGTTTGCTGGTTGGCTTGCGGATTGCCGAACACCGGGCGGCGCATGCCGCGCACCAGTCCCTCGATGCGCGTATCGTCCGGGTTGGTGGAGTGCAGCATGTTCATGATGCCTGCATCGGTCCAGAGGCGATTCATGATCCGCCACCAGGCGGCGTCGATGGTTTGCGCTGCCAGGTCCATATCGTTGCTGGCGATCATGACCGAGAAGCCGATTTTCAGTGTGTGGATGAAACGCGGCTCGGCTGCGTTCGCGTCGCCGTCCGGCAACATCGTCTCATCAACAATATAGACGCCGAGATATGGCAAGTGCTCGACCAGCACCACGTTCATCGGAGTCTTGCGTCTCGTGTAGCCAGCAAAAAACGGATCGCCATCGAGCGCATCGAAAAATACGTTCTGGATCACCCATCCGTAGCTTTGCGTTTCGGTGATGGTTGCTTTCGGTGCGAGCATTAGATGTCCTGCCCGATGAGCAAGCGTTGCTTGGTGATCTCCTCGACCTTGCGCAGCGTCAGCGTGCTTTGTCCGCCGCCGTTGCTCCAATAATCAACGATCACCCATTCGCCCTGATCGACACCGTTGCAGTCGCGCGGGATGGCGACGTGATCGCCCTGCCTCGGCGTGATCGCAAATTCCGCATCGCGGATATCGAGGATCGTTCGTTGATCGGAATAGATCGTGTTGTTTTCCGCCAGCACGTTGACCGTCGTGGTGTCGAAGATTCCGCGCTCGGTGTAGGACGGCGAGCCAGGTGACGACACCAGCGGAAAGAACACCGCATCGACGGCAAACGTGTCGAACGCTGGCAGATAGACCAGTGTTGAAAAGTTTATGCCTTGACCTGCCATCGGAGCACTCGGTTCATCAGCGCAGCCATGCGAACGCAAAGCATGTCCAACAACTCGCTGCGCAAGATCGGTCGGTGATGTGCGGCTGCGCCGCTGGCGCGCGGCGTCAATTGAACGACGGTCGGCTTACCCCGCTGGTGACGCAGCAAGTCCCGCGCCATCGATACGCGCGAGCGTGGCCAGATCTCAGTCGAAACGGTTACGTCGTCCTCTTGCTTGGTGTTCGGAATTTTCCGGTGCATGTCTTGCTTCTGCCACTCGGTCAACTCCTCGGCGATTTGCTCTTTCCCGAGCTTTTCGACTTGTTGAAGCATGCTCGCAAACGTGGCGGCGATTTGCTGCGCGCCGTCGATGTGGATGTTGAGCACGTCACACCCAAAATCGCATGTAGTGATAGAGCATGTCCTTGACGGTCTGCCCTGCGGTCGCGAGCGGCGTTGAGCCCTGTTGTTTCATCAGCACGTTAGGGTCGAAAAACATCACGCGCGCATCCTTGTGGCTGATGCTGCGGATGCCTGATGTGAGTTGGCGCTGGTTCCAGATGCGCCACGACCGGATCAGAATTTCGCACGAGGCTTTCAGCGCTGGCGGGCATTCGTCCGGCAAGTCATAGCCGCCCGTATAGGTCACGCTGATAGGTTCGGACTGACCACCAAACAAACTGAGCTTGCCGGAATGCTCCTCTAGCTCCCAACCGGGATCGTTGGTTGGATAGGCGAGCGACGGCGTTGAGTTAGTGCGCGGGCAATAGACCGACTCGATGTCGTCCGTCTTGACCGGCCAGTGCGACAAGTAGACTCGTGGTGAGTCAAGTTCGCGCCACGTCTCCTGCACTTTCTCTTTCGCAAAGCTATGCCCGTCGAGATTGCTGCGATTGCATTGCACGGCGATGATGTCGGACATCATCGTGATTTGCTTCGCCAACTCCTCATCCTGCGTCGTGTCGGTGTCAGCGATGCCGAGCGCCGCCTTGATCTCCTCCAACGTCATGAAATCGATTGACGTTGCAGGCGTGATGACTTTGATAATCGAATCCATCAGCGCGTCTCGATTTGGAATTGCTCAAACAAGTCGCGGAGATTGAGCGGCAACGCCTCGGTGCCGTCCGACATCACGGGCGCGACGGTGTAGTTTTCGCGGTCGATCTTCCACGCCAGGATTGTAGGACCAGGCTCGCCACGGTCGCCGCGCTCGCCGCGTTCACCGGGCGGCCCTTTGATTCCGGGCTTGCCTTGCGCGCCGCCGAAGATTTGCCAGTCGGGACCGGGACACGGGCCGGGGTTGGCCTTGCGTGCAATAAAGCTCGCGTTGTCACGCGTGACGACATCGAGCGCCGAATAGATCTCCTCGGCATTCCACGTTCCGCATAGCGTCGGCGCGGCTCCGTTCGCTCCGTCGAGTCCTCGGAAGGCGAGGCCAATCCAATCGGCGTGCGGCGGCGCGCTCGCGGTGTCGCATCGCGCTTGCCACATCGAGCCCTCGTGCACGACCACATCGGCGGCGTAGTGCACCTTCCCAGGCTCGTAAGTCTTGGCGATTGGTAGCTTGCCAACCGGACCTTGCGGCCCCGGCTCACCACGCTCACCGCGTTCGCCCGGTGCGCCGTCCTTGCCGACGATTCCGGGGATGCCCTGCGGCCCCTGCGGACCAGGCTCACCGCGCGCGCCGGGATCTCCGCGCGAACCGTCCTTGCCGTCGAGCCCATCCTTGCCGCGTATCCCAGGCAAGCCGCGCTCGCCACGGTCGCCCTTCACGCCCTGCGGACCCTGGACGCCCTGCGCCCCGGCCACGCCTACCTCGCCGCGCTCGCCGATGTAGCCGCGCTCACCCTGCGGCCCCGCTGGACCGATTTCCCCGGCTGGCCCCTGGTCACCCTGCGGCCCAGGCGCGCCATCGCTCCCACGGTCGCCCTGCGGCCCCGGCAACCCCATCGGACCCGGCTCCCCTGGATCGCCGCGCATGCCTACCGGACCCGGCTCGCCACGCTCACCCGCCGCGCCACGCTCACCGCGCATTCCGGTTTTGCCGGGGATGCCCTGCAAGCCCGCCTCGCCACGCTCACCGGCTGGCCCAGGCGCGCCGTCCTTGCCGTCCGCGCCGTCGTGCAAGTCCGCGAGCCGCACCTTGATCATGTCCGCAAGCTCGGTGCGCTGCGCGAGCGCTAGCGACTGCATGTCGGTCATCGTGCGCGCAACGTCGTCAGCAAAAACGCGGATGTCGGGTGCCGGACCAGGCTCACCGGGCGGCCCCTGCAACCCAGGCGGCCCCGGTTCGCCTTGCGGCCCTGGATCGCCGCGCTCGCCGATGGTGCCCTGCAAGCCTGCCGGACCCGGCTCGCCTTGCGCGCCAGGTTGTCCGTTGTGCACGTTGGCAAGCCGCAGGGCGACTTGATCCGCGATCTCGGCGCGGAGTTGCAGCATTTCGTTGCGCATGTCGGCGATAGCGCGCGCCGCTTCCGACTGGATCAGCAAGCGCTCGCGCTGCCAGGTGTTGCGCTCCTCGGCAATCACGTGCGCCAGCGACTCGCGGAAGATCTCAGCTAGATAATCGACGCCCGACTCTATCGGCGGCTGCAAGGAGGTTTCGGACTTCCCGTTGGATGTCATCGCGGTTGCCTTTCGGCGCTGGTGCGGGCGGCGCGGCTGGTGGCGCTTCCGGCGACGGTGTTGGCGGTGTGATTCCGGGCGGCGTGCCCTTCGGCGGAATGTTCGCCGCTGCGCTTAACGGGACGACTTGTTGTTGGACTCTCGGCTCGTCGCCGAACTTAACCTCATCGAGCCCTTCCATCGCGCGCGCTTCGTTGGGCGCATAGATGCCGCCTTGGACACCGCGCGCCAGTGATTCAATGCGGTCCTTGTGCGCTGATCGCAGCAAGGCTCCGGTATCAAACTCAACGTATTCGTCGGGCGGTCCTCGGAGGTTGAACAGGACACCGAACGCTTCCTCGATATGGTTGAGCGCGAAGCCGAGCCCCGATGCTATCCAACTTTGCATCAGGGTTTCAACCGATGAGTACGGTGTGCCGCCGATGCCGAGAATTTGCAGCGGGACGCGGAACGCTAGCGCGATGTTCTCCTTGCTCATCTTGGCGATGTCGGCGATGGCCGACTCGCGGCCCGACGCGCCCGAGCCCCACGGGTTTACTTTCAAGCCAGCGGTCAGGATCGGCGTGCCGCCCTGGCGCAAGCCCTTCGATTGCTCATCCCAACGGTCGCGCAATTGCTGCACTTGTTCCTTGTCCAGCACGAGATCCGTTGAGAGCACGGCGGATGGCCGCGCCTCGTTCATGTAGAATTTCATCTGTTGATTGGTGATCGCCGCGCCCAGGCCGATGTCCTGCATCGCTGCATCGAGCGGTGACGTTCCCAACAGCGGGCGCGGCCATTGCCGGTTGATGTTGAGCCGGATGTGCAGCACGTCGCGCATCGGCACCATGAACATCGGCGAGCTTTCGCCAAACACGCGATTGGCGATCACGTCGTTGCCAGCGAGTTGATAGAACACGTCTCCGGTTTCCGCGACCAGCGGGCGGCACATGTCCGGGTTCATCATGTGCAATTCGTCAACCTCGTAACGGTCGTTGCGCAGCGCGAGCGCATAGGCGTTGCCGTTGAGGTACAGCCCCCGAGTCATGTTCATCATGAAATCGGAGATCGACTGGTAATCGTTCGGATAGCGCAGAATGCGGGAGAGCGCCGAGTTGGCAATGCGCGTGCGTCCGCCTTTGTTGTTGGATTTCCAATGATCGCCAGGGCACATCGCAATCGTTTGCGCGTATGCCGACACGCATGCCTCAACAATTGCTGATGAGCTTGTTCCGAAAACCGGATCAAAGCCCATCTGCCACCAGTTGAAATAATCGCCCACGCCAGCCGGAAGCCAACCGCCCGAGATCGGCAATTGCCACGGGCCGGGATGGGAATCCCCCTCACCCTTGCGGATGAGGGGGCTAAGAATGCGCGCTAGAAAGCGGTTCATTCTATCGCTGCGGCGGCTTCTGTTGCGTCGCTTGTGGGGTTGCTTGGCGAGTCTGATAGCCGCCGCCCGCTGGCTTGTTGGCTTCGCTTTCCTTGCGGCGTTTGTCCTGTTGCGCCTTCAATTCCTCGGCGCGCTTTTTGTCGGCTTCGACGTTCGGATCTGGCCCGCTGCCGTCATCCTCCTTGTCTTTCACGGGCGCGCCGAGCGACGCCATGTCGTTCTCCTCTTGAGTTGGCGTCGGCTTGCCTTTCGCCAGCTTGTCGCGCTGCTCTTGTTGCTTTTGGCGGATGTCTTGATCCTCCGAGAGTTGCCGTTTGGCGGCGTCCTCGCGATGGGCTTGGTTTTGGTCAGGCATTGCTTTAGCTCCGGGTTTGAGGGACCGCGCGGCTTCTAAACCGCGCGGCACTCACATCAACGCGTTTGAGCCGCGTTGGTTTACCAAGTGACGCCGGTCACCGCAGCCACGACGCCCGGACGACGGATCGTCCAGTTGAGCGGCATGATCAGCCGCAGCGCCAGCGAGTCGGTCTGCCAGAGCGAGCGAACCGGATCGGCGGGAGCACCAGCAACAATCGGAAGCGGTGCCGTATCCTCCATGTGCAGGGTGGCTTGGTCGCTCAATTCGAAGCGCGGCCCTTCACCCGTGACGCTCACGAAATCCGCCGAGTCAACGGCAATGACTTCGCCGAGCGGAACGGTGCCCGAGTCGATGATCGGCCAGCCTTGCAGTTGACCGCGAGAAACTTCGTCTCGGAACGGGAACGCGCTCATCCCAGGCATGGCCGTCAGCATGATTGAATTAACTTGCTGCGGGTTCATCAGCCAAACCGGGGTTCTGATGTGCCCCTGCGTCGCACTCAGCAACGCGCCGGACACGTTCTTGATGTCTCCAACAAGTGCGTTGAAGCCGCCACCAGCCGTAGGCGTCAGAGGCGTGACACCGTTGAGCAAACCA